AAACAGAATAAACGAGGAGAACAAATGGCACAACTAATCGACCCAACTGAAGCAATGTTCACGGCATTTGAGCCGAAAACGCAGAATAGGTTTATCATGTATATAGATGGTATACCTGCATATTTAATTAAAAAGATCGACAGACCATCAGTAACTTTTGGAGACGTTACTCTTGACCATATCAATGTTAAGAGAAAGTTAAAAGGAAAAGCTGATTGGGGTACAATTACATGTGATTTATATGATCCTGTAGTTCCATCTGCAGCGCAAGCTGTTATGGAATGGGTTAGATTATCGCACGAATCTGTTACTGGTCGAGACGGATATGCTGATTTCTACAAAAAAGACATTACTTTTAATGTGTTAGGTCCTGTAGGTGACAAAGTCGAAGAATGGACATTGAAAGGCGCTTATGTACAATCAACTGCTAAAGGTAGTTTAGATTGGAGTACAGATTCAGCGTTAATGCTTTCAATTACTATAGCATACGACTACGCAATCTTACAGTTCTAATATATTATTAGACGTATATATTAAATTAAATAGAGGAAAAAAGTTATGAGCGAAAACAATAAAGTTACAGCTAAACAAGACGAAAAAAAGAAATTTCCAACCGAATTTATAGATCTTCCAAGCAAGGGGTGGTTTTATCCAGAAGGCCACCCTTTAGCTTCAGGTCAAGTAGAATTAAAATACATGACCGCTCGAGAAGAAGATATTCTAACTTCCGCAAATCTTATTAGACAAGGTAAAGTAATTGATACGTTAATCAATGCTTTATTAGTAACGCCAGTATCATATGATGATATATTAGTTGGTGATAAAAATGCTATTATGATTGCTGCTAGAATTCTTGGATATGGTAAAGATTATGATATCGATATGCCTTGTCCTAAATGTGGGGAAGTAAACAAACTAACTATAGATTTAACTGGTCTTAACAATAAAGAGATAGACTTTAATAGCTTTAAGAAAAATAGTAATACTATGGACTTTGAGTTACCATTAAGTAAGCGTAATATCACTTTTAAGTTAATGACTGGAGGAGATGAAAAATCTATAGAAAGTGAAATGAAAGGTCTTGCAAAGTTCGCAAATAAAAAAGGTCCAGGTAAAAATCTAACAACTAGATTAAAACATCAGATTATAGCAGTTGACGGTAATGCAGATACTAAGGTAATTAGAGAGTTTGTAGATAATGATTTATTTGCTCAAGATTCATTAGCATTAAGAAATCATATGAGAGAAGCGGCACCTGATGTATTAACTAAATTCAACTTCGAATGCGAAGCTTGTGGATATACGGAGAGTGTCGATATGCCAATCGACGCCGGCTTTTTTTGGCCTAGCTCCGAAGCATAGACCTTTAATACACGAAGAAGTCTTCATGTTATGTTATTATGGTAAAGGTGGCTTTACTCATAATGAGGTTTATAATATGCCTAGATATCTACGTGAATTCTATCTCAAACAAATCCAAAAGATAAATACTGAACGTGCAGAGGAACAGAAAAAGTCTCAGAACCACCAGAGTGGTAAATCTGAAATATTCGGACCCCCTCAAGTAAAACAGTAGGTTTTCTAGGTATTTCATATTTATATATGTGAAACTATGTAAAGGGAGTACTATGGAAAAATCAAAAAAATATAAAGTAAACGAAGGTGCATTTAGCTGGCTTCTAAAAACTCTATAGGTAAGGATAATGCAGCGAAACTCCTTTACTATAAACGAGTTAAAACTGATCCTAAGTTATATAAAATGTCTAAAGATTTAGAAAAGAGAGTTCAAGCTCTTAATAAATCATTAGAAGATTCTCATTATAACGATCCATTATTCGACAAAGATGAATTAAAAAGACTTCGTCGAGGTATATAGTAGAAGCATATGGCTAAAAAAAGAGCAAATCAAGGAAGACGTGTAGTCAGCCCTTTAGCTGCTAGTGATGCGGAGTACACTGGACCATCATCAGCAGATATGAAAGCTGAACTGGATTTCTATGGTAAAAAGCGTGAACAATTAGTCGATATATCTACAGAGATGGAGAATATATTTAGTCTCCAACAAACACAACGTCGTGAAGCTGATCAAATGTATGGTATCGAGAAAAAATTACTCGATAACATGGGATTCATGGCTAACCAAGTAAAGATTGTTGCATTACAAAAAGAAGCTCTTAAAAAATTATCTTTAGAAGATGCTAATATAATAAAAAATACTATATCTGATTATGAAACTTATAATCAAGAGGCTGCCGAAGTTACTAAAAAAACTAAAGAACTTTTAGATTTTAGAAAAAAGACGGTTCCATTTGAAGATAAGATCTTAAGTATTCAATCGGAATTAAAAATATTAAATACTACTGCTATAAAAGATCTTACTGATCAACAAAAAGCTAGAATAAAAGATCTTCAAACAATGGATAAGCAGTACCAAGCTTTATCTAAACAGGAACAAATGAATCAACGTATCGAAAAGATACAAGGTAGTATAACCGATTTAATGGAAAATCAAGGTGGAGCAGCTAGTCAGATATTTACTACTCTAAAAGATATAGTAACTAATCCATTAACTTTATTTACAGGACTTTTAGCTGTAGGTTTACAAAGATTCGAAACTATGCGACAGCGTGGTAACGAATTAGCAGAGGAGTTAGATAGAGTTAACAAGAAACTTGCAGGTGCAGGACCATTCCAAGATAAAATTTTAGCTAAGGCTGAACTTATAAAAAAGCGATTCTATGATATGGGTGAAGGCTTTAGTTCAAGTTTAGAAGGTTCAGTAGATGCTATAGTTGCGTTAGAGGACTCGTTCGGAAGAATTGATTATATTTCGGGAGACCTAGTAAAAACTATGGCTGAACTAAAACTATCGATTGGTTTAAGTGATGAAGAGTCAGCTAAAGTTCTAGATAACTTCTCTATAGTAGGTGGCCTTACTGATGACGCAGCGGTAAATATGACTAACCTGACATATCAAATGTCGGAACAAGCTGGATTAAATCCTCAAGTTATATTTCAAGATATTGCTTCTGCATCAGGAGATACTCTAGCATCATTTAGCGGATCAGCTGACGAGTTAGCTAAATCGGCTGTAACTGCTAGACGGTTAGGATTAACATTAGACGATATGGCTAAAGTATCAGCAAGTCTACTTGATTTTGAAACATCGATTGAAAAAGAGATGGAAGCTCAACTTATTACTGGTATAGATCTTAACCTACAAAAAGCGAGAATGCTTGCAATGCAAGGCGACGAAGCTGGTGCAATGGAAGAGGTTATGAGACAAGTTGGTGGGTTAGATAAATTTAATAAAATGGCACCTCATCAACAACGAGCTCTAGCAGAGGCGGTAGGACTTACAGTAGGTCAACTACAAAAATCGACTGCTCAAAGAGAACGAGAAGCTAGACATGCTCAAATGAAACAAGATCTTGTACAAAAGCAGTTTGATCTAGCAGAAAAAGCATTACCTATGCTAAATAAATTAGATGTTGGTTTAGGTGTAATGGAACGAATAGCTAAAGTTATTGGAGATTTATTTTTAGACGTTTTCGGTGTCGGATTAAAAGATTTAGAAAAATCATTCTTTAAGTTTTTAGAATCTCCAGCTTTTAAGACTGGATTTAAGAATTTATTATTTACTATAAAAGGTATAATAATCGGTATAAAAGATGCGGTGATGGGTGTAGCATCATTTATTGATAAACTATCAGGAGGTGCTATTGGTGGGTTCCTAAAGAACTTCGCATCTAAGGATTTTTCTGGAAGTTATGGAAAAGCTGAAGGAGTTGGACAGACTATAGGTAAAGGAATAGCAGCTTTGTTAGGTGCTAAACTTTTACTAGGTTCTAGCCCATTAACACCGATGTATGTATCTATGGGTCCAGGTGGCATGATGAAAAACATGTTCGGAAAAGTAGGTGATTTATTTAAGACAGGAAAGTTTTATAAAGGTGGTCAATTTATGCCGGGCGGAGGAAGAGCAATGGCAGGTGGTCAATATAGCGGAGCTGGTTTAATGCAAACTGCAGGAGCTAAATTATTCGGCGGAGCTAAAGTAACTGGTATGGGTGGATTAAGTACATCAGCTGGAGCTGCTCTAGGAGGTGGTTTAGTTGGAGGAGCTATCCTAGCAAAAAGTATTTACGATGTTGCTACTATGGATAGAGCAGCTACTGATACACAAAGAAAAGGAGCTAACGCAAGAATGGCAGGTGCAGGTCTAGGTGCTGCTATTGGAACTGCAATTCTACCTGGTATTGGTACAGGGGTTGGAGCAGCTATCGGATATATAGGAGGATATTTAACTGAAAAAACAGGTGTATTCGATGATGATCTTGATACTGCAAGAAAAAATCTTATTCGTAACCAAGAGCATGCCAATAAAATGGATCAAGTTGAAAGAAATAAACTTCTTATAGCCGAACAAAAACATCATGGTATAATAAATCAAAGTTTTCTAGAGTTATCAGGTGGTACTAACGATCTTACTAAAGAAGGTCTTGGTACTTTTAAGCAAAAAATGATAGATGCTGGGTATGTAACCGAAAAACAATGGAACACTGCAGTTTCAAATGGTGCAACGGCTCAAGATCTTCTAAATCTAGCTACCAATAGCGCTACAACTAAACTTCATGACTTTGCTTCTGAAACTCAAAACAATATAGACAAACTTAAAGCACAAGCAGGATTTCATGAAAGACAGGCTGATATCGATATGAAACAGCTTACAGCTGATAGTATATCAGGTATAACTAAAGACGACATTAGAGCAATAGTATCAGAACGAGGAGCGATAAGTGATTACAATTTATTTACTGCCTCCTATGGAGATCAAACTGATGCATTAGATGCTGATAAAAAAGATGAATATATAGAAATAGTTCAAGATCTTATTAAAGGTCAGACCGGGTTAACTGTAGACGCTGGAAAAATTGAAGCAGCTCTAAAAGTAGCAGCTAATAAAGAAAGCGTTTATTATACCTCACAACAAAAAACTTCAGATATTATTGAAGATGTTCTAGGAAGTTTAGAAAAAACTATAACAACTGAAGTTACTGAAATGGCCAATGCTAACCAAATAATTGAAAATACTATTAAAGAAAAAGTTTACAACGAAAGGAAGATCGAAGACGCTATCGGTGAAGGTGCTGATGGTACTAAAGTTGTAAAAACACAAGAAGTAACTAACAAAGCGCTTGGTGGAATTCTAGCTGGTGGAGGCGTCTTATACGGACCATCACATGCTGGTGGAGGAATACCAACTAGATTTGGTGAATTGGAAGGTGGTGAAGCAGTTATAAATAAAAAATCAACTGCTATGTTCGGTGATATACTATCAGCAATAAACGAAGCAGGGGGTGGTAAAAGATTTCATAAAGGTGGTATGTTAGAAGGTGCTGACGGAATGTCATATCCAACTGGTCATTACGATTTACTAGGACATGTAATGACCAAGTTGGAAAAGGGAGGAAATCGATACAGTTTTACTGGTAATTCCAGATCAGATAATTCTATGAACAAACTAATAGATCAAGGAAAATTTGCTTACTCCCCTGAAACAGGTACATTCAAAAAAATGAAGCTTTCCGCGGATGAAATGGAAAATATAGAAATGCGAGCATTGTTGTCAGAAACGACAAGTGCTGCAAAAAAGAAGATTGGTCTTAAAACAATTCCTAAAATGATAGATTCAACTGGTCGAATTCCAATTAAGTTTGGTGGAACTGGAAAAGCACTTTACAGTGGATATAAAGTTCTTTCAGGTCAAGAAAGTGTAAAAGGCTTACTATCCGACGGAGCATATGATACACCTCCTGAAAATGCACTTGAGGCAGTAATGGATAATAACTATGTAAGAAATACAGTAGGTGCTATGGAAGCTACAGCAGGTACTCAATATCTAGTAAATAAAGGATTACAGAAATTCGGTTATGGTGCACTTAAATTTATGCCTAAAGTTTTAGGAAGAATGGTACCAGGGTTAGGATGGGCACTACTTGCTTATGATGTTTACAAATTAGTTAGCTGGGGAATGAATCAGACAACGAAAGCATTATCGTTAAATGCTAATGCTGAAACGTTAGCAAAAAATAAAGCTGCAACTCTTAAAGCAGCTGAAGAACAGCTTACTATCGATAAGATACTTAAAAACTCGGGACCAACGCTTAATCCGCAAATTCCTATCGGTCCTGATGGTACAGGTGGATTTAGTTACGGACTAGGAGGTATAACACCTAACTCACCTATCAAGCAGGTAAACGATATGATCTTGACCAAAGACGGTCAAATGATTGAAACACACGAAGATGATAACCTTATCGCTAAAAAAGGTGGAATAACACAAAAATCAGCCGGTGGTGGCAAGAGTAGAGTAGAAGAACTACTAGAACAACTAATTATGGTAACAAGAGAAAGTGGAGATGTATACATGGATGGATCTAAAGTCTCTGCAGTAATAAATTCAGCAAATTATAACGCATAATGGATATAGAATTAAACATACCAGATGAAATTAACTTACCAGGACCTTTAACTGGTAGGCATGAAAATAGTGATATATCTGTATTATCATTTGCGTCATTTAATACTCGAATGAAATCTGATATAGCTCCTATGTCATTTTCTAGCTTTACAACTAGAATGAAATCAGATATAGCTCCTATAGCTTTTAGTAGTTTTGTAACTCGAATGAAATCAGACGTTGCACCGATTGCTTTTAGCAATTTTACTACTAGAATGAAATCCGACGTATTTCCTATACCGTTTGCAAACTTTTCAACTCGAATGAAATCTGATATTCCAACTTTATCTAGTTTATCATTCACTACAAAGTTTCAATCAGATATATCTCCAATGCAGTCTATATTAGGATCTAATAACTTGCAATCTGATACTTCGATTATAAGTCAAGCGCAAGGAAGCAATAATTTACAATCTAACACTGCTCCATTAACACCTTCTATAGGATCAAATAATCTAAAATCGGATACCGCTCCAATATCTCCGGCACAAGGCGTAAATAATCTAAAATCAGATACGGCACCGATAACTCCTGCTCAAGGGATAAATAATCTAAAATCAGATACTGCTCCAATAAATCAACCTCAAGGAGTAAACAATCTTAAATCGGATACTGCGCCGTTAGGATCATCTCTAGGAGCTAACAACTTAAAATCCGATACTGCTCCATTAAATAGTACTCTAGGAGCAAATAATATTAAATCAGATACAGCTCCTTTAGGATCTACTCTTGGCGCAAATAATCTGCAATCTGATACTGCACCAATAGGATCTACTCTTGGTAGTAATAATCTTAAATCGGATACAGCCCCTATAGGTTCAATACTTGGAGCTAACAATAATAATAGTACAACAGCTCCTATTATATCAGTATTAGGAAATAACAACAATACAAGTACCACGGCACCTATAACATCAACTTTAGGTGCAAATAACAATACAAGTGCTACTGCTCCACAGACAAGTATTCTTGGTTCTAACAATAATAATAGTACAACTGCTCCACAGACTAGTATACTAGGTGGAAATAATAATAGCAGTACAACAGCACCACAAAATTCAGTACTAGGAGGTAATAATAACTCGAGTACAACAGCTCCTCAAACTTCGGTACTAGGCGCTAATAATAATTCAAGTGATACATCCCCTATAAACTCTACTCTTACAGGTAGATTCGATACAAGCGATATTGCTCCAATAGTTTCACAGCTTACAGGTAGATTTGATTCTTCAGATACTGCACCAGTAATATCCACATTAACGGGAAGATTTGAATCATCTGATACAGCTCCTGCAATATCAGTACTTACAGGTAGACATGAATCATCTGATACTGCACCACTAACATCAGTATTATCGGGTAGGTTCGAATCATCAGATACTGCTCCTATTATATCAACACTAACCGGACGGTTTGAATCATCTGACACTGCACCTATTATATCTACTTTAACAGGTAGACATGATTCGTCAGATACTGCACCTATAACTTCTACACTTACAGGTCGTCATGATTCATCGAATACTGCACCTATTATATCGACATTAACTGGTCGACATGATTCATCAGATACTGCTCCTATAATATCTACTTTGACAGGTAGACATGAATCATCTGATATTAGTACTACATTTGAAACTAGTCGACTAGCTGATACGTTTGTTGCTATAACTAACGATCAAATAAATGAAGGTGTAAATTTTATAGATATTCCTAATTTAGCTGCAGAAGGATTTACACCGAAATTCGATACAGGAGATGCAAGTAAATTTCAAGGCATATCTGGTCAAGAATATAATTACCCAGATCCGTTTGGATTAGGTCAAGGGTTAATCGGTAATAGTTTATTTACTAATCCGAACCCTACTCCATACACAACACCTTTATTTCCTGATGGATTTGTGCAAAATCAATCTATAGAAGAATCTCAATTTAGTCTTGAAAGTTTTGCTGGAGGAGGAAAAATAGGTTTAGGAACTGAAGGATTCAAGCATGCAACATTCGGAGGAGTTCAAGGTCAAGTTCCTGTAATGGGTAATAATCCAACCGGTGTTGGACAGTTTTTATCAGGAGGAGAAACATCAGGTGATATAGGAATCGTTGATGCATTTGATGATACAACATCAGGCGCAAAAGGATTTACTCCTAATATGTTTGATCTTGGATTACCAAAAACACAATTTAACGGTGTAGCAGGTACACCAGGTTCATTAACTTACGAGTATCCTACAGATGTAGGTCCTGCTGGAGTAGGTAGGTTAATGTATGATGTTCCATTTTCAGATGCTGGTAATCCTTTCGGAGGAGAATATATTTCTTCTTTAGCAAAACAAATTCCGATAAACCCTTTGATTACTATAAATAAAGACGTAGGAGTAGATCCAGTAGATTATAATTTTTATAATGCTAATCCTGATAGACTTCACTTTAATGAGGGTAATAAATATAAAGACAGTTTAACTAACTTCGAAGCTGATATAGAGCTAAACGGTTCTCATCCTAAAAGTATATTAGCTAATTTTGCAGCTAGAGAGCATTCTCCTTCGCCGTTAGATAATATGAAAGTGTTAATTCCGAGTAACACAGGACCAACCGGTGAATCAGACATTACAGCTGAATATACATCAATGGATGGTTATCCTAACTATAATACTCAAAACTTAACTTATGCTAGTGCAGGTGTGTTAAATCAGCGACAAGGATTCGTGCGAAATGAATTATTCGAAAGAACGGTAGATTACGATAATAATACTTTGTATGGGCATGATCTTACATTCGGTGGAACAGGTGATGATCCGAAAGGATTAAAAAGTTATACTGAACCGCATATAATAAGAGAAATTGGAAAAAAATGGAACGGTTCAGAAAGCGAAGGAATGCCATTTGACGAAGGTGCTTTTAGAGGAGGATTCTTAACTTTAGGAAACAGAGCTTTATTAGATGTAGTAAGAAATACTAAACATATAATAGAAGATCCAATCAAAGGATTGTTATGGGGACTTAAAAATATTGGGTTACAGGCAAGTAATCCTAAGGTTGAAACCGAAATGGTATTTTTAGGACGAAGAACAAGAGTATTCAATTTAGGTATAGGGCTTCTTGCTAATATGTTAACAGGTCCATTCGGAATTAAGTTGTATAGACATGGATTACTAAATGGTATAGGTGAAGAAAATGCAACATATGAAGCAGCAGTAAAAGCACATGGAGGTATTTCGCCGTACGATCCTGATAGATTAACTGCAGGTGGAGGTGTAGGTAAAGGAGGAGGTAATCGATTAGTTCAGTTAAAAGAAGAATTAGATATGTTCGGAGGAGGATCTCCTGGAGGTGCGGGAGGATTCTTAGGTCTAGGTAATCTATTCGGATTCAAAGGTCAAAAAATTGATATGCTTTCCGATAATCTCGGTGGACCTAAATCGTTGTATGGCATAGGTGCTACAACTATTAGACGATACGAAAATACGACGCAACATAACTCAGGTGATCCGTTTATAGAAGAAAATAATGTTATGGTTGACGGTAGAAGCTCTCTACTAGCTAAATACATTACTTTAGGACATGGTGAACTTGAAACTATGGCAGAGCTTACTGATAGTAATCCTTACAAAGCACACGACTTTAGAGACGAGCTTGTTAAGACTGATAGTGATAATTTAAGTACTGATGATGGTTCAACGTTTCCTTATGATGAATTTAGTAGAGAAGCTAAATTTGGGTATAGTTCATATACTCATGAAAGAGATCGAACTTTATTACCTAAAAACGGAGAATCTCAAGGATTCAGATTAGATCACGGAATAGATGAGTTTATAGATTTAGATAAAGGTTATGAAGACGAGTATACTGATGAGATAGATGGTAAGAGAGAGTTTATTAAACTAATGATAGAAGATATACCTACAAGTAAAGGTGATAGTAAAAAAATAGTTAGATTTACATCATATCTATCTGAAATATCAGATACTATTACTCCTAGCTGGGAAAAAAATAGTTACGTTGGTAGACCTGATCAAGTTCATTCATATAGCGGTGCATCGAGAGAATTTAGTTTTACACTTAAGTTTGCGGCACTTTCTCAGATTAGTATGATACCTATGTATAAGAAGATAAATTATTTATATGGGTTAGCATATCCTCATTATGACTCTACTATACCTAAACAAGCAGTAAGAGAAACGATGCTTGCACCGTTAATTAAATTAACTGTAGGAGATTGGATGTATAGAGCACCTGGGTACTTTACTAGTATAGCTACTACTATCGATAACGATTATCCTTGGGAAATAAATCTTCAGAAAGAAGAATTTCAGGTAGCTCAATTACCTCAGGTAGTATCAGTTGGGCTAACGTTTACGGTAATAGGAGATGGCCCTCATATGAGTAGTGTATTTGGAAACGAAAATCAAAATTTAGCTGGTATTCACATCGGTGGAGGGGTTTCACCTGAAACAGCTGACGGTAAATTCTTTGGTGAATTACCATTAGAATAAGGGAAGTTATGCAACGATATTTATACAATAAAAAAGAAAAATACGAAGATACTCATCAAGATGATTTACATTTTGGTGAGATAGGACTAACTACAAATATTTTGCCCGAGATAGTTAGAAATCCAACTGATACAGTTATAACTGCGACATCTGTCGATAGATTGGATCTACTAGCACAGAGATTTTATAACGATAGGACTTTATGGTGGATTATTGCACTTGCTAATAATTTACCTGGAGATAGTTTATTTATAGATCCTGGAACTCAATTATTTATTCCAAGAAATACAACCAATATTATAAATGATCTGAAAAGAAAAAATAACGAGCGGAGTTAACATATGGCAGGTGTAGGAGATGCAAAAGCTCGAAAATACGTAATTGATGAACTTATTCGTAGAACGGCAGGATTATCTGCTAAACGGAGACTTCCTAATTCTAAAGTAGAGGGTGATATAGAAGCTCTGAATACTTGGCATAATCTGAAAACGCCTTGGATTAGAATGGTAAGTAATGCTGTTCCAAAAACTGAAGCTACAAGCGGTGTACCATCAACTGGATATGCTGAATACGAAGAGACGGTTGAACTATTCGGCGGAGCTGATCCTGACAACTCAACACGTTTTTCTCATGCTTTATTCGGAGGAGTAGGTCAAATTCAGCGTGCAGATAGTACTGGAGTAGATTATGGGTTAGCTAGAAACTTTGAACAAAACTATATAAATCCATTTCTTTACGCAAATGATAACGAAACTAGAGGTGTTAAAGCAGAGGAAAACAGATTAAGACCTGGTCCAGGTATAACAGCATTAGATGTAACATTCAAAGGCGACATGGGTGCGCTAAAAAAAGCAGTAGTAATTTCAAATGCCATACCTTAGCTGATCTAGAACGAATGGAAAAACTTTATATGTATCCTGGTATAAAGGTTCTTGTCGAGTGGGGTTGGTCTTGTAACACGGCAGGAACCGATTTTCAAAGTCAAAAAATAACAGGTGTTCCTTATACTGATGATGTACTTAAAAATCCAGCGAAGGTATATGCAGCAATACAAGAACAGAAAAAACTCTCTGGTGGTACTTATGACGCAATATTTGGTACAATAGTAAATTTTAGTTGGAACATAAATAAAGATAAGTCATTTGACTGTCAAACAACAGTATCAGATATAGGCGATAGTATTTTTACTGCAAATGTAAATACACCATTTCATGCTAAATTTATGGATGGAATCGAAGATGACGGTCAAGTTGATGGAGGATTTACTTTATCTACTGCTTTAAGTGTTGTACAGAAAAAATTGCAAAGTAAAGGAGATACGAATACTATAGAAGATTTTGAAATTCCGTTTACTAAATCGATCGGGCCTCTGAAAGGTAAATTTTTTAGAATATATAATGGAGATACCTCTAAAGCATCAGAAGACAATAAAAAGCATAGAAATAAAAAATTATATATAAGATTTGGAGATATAGTTGATCGATTATGTAATAAATTATATTGTTTAACTTCGGAACATACCAGAGCTGAAGCGACTAATACTAGTCAAGTAGTTCCGGCTATAGCTATGCTATCAATAGGAGGTACACAAGATCAAATGGATACAGGTTTGAGTGATGCATCACCAGCAACTGCTACTAATCCAGAAGACGAGGATGATAGTAATGCAGGAGATACAATCTTAAAACCTATATCTTGTATAACAAATCACAAAAATTTATTATCATGTGATCCTAATGTTTGTCTGCTTCCTAATCAAATTGGAACTAACAATGAATACGATGTTCTTGGAGCTAAAACTACAAGAGTAAAAAAATATGTACCAACCGGTTTAGCTGGCTCAGGATGTGATTTTAATATACCAAAGGAGTTAGGAACTAGTATAGCAGGTAGAGAGTATACTAGAGCAGGAGAATTCGGTGCAGGATTTCTAGCGAATATATTTGTAGAAATAAATGTTTTACAAGAAGCTGCAGAAAGTGCAAACTCGCTAGGTGATTTCTTAAACGCCTGCACTGCGGCAATTAACAAAGCTTGCGCTGATGTATGGGCTTTTCAATGGAGAATGAGTGACGATCATCCTGGGTATATGACTTGTATCGATAGAAACTTTAGCTGGTCTGGTAAAGTCGAGGCGCTTGAGTTTGGAGTAGATAATTTATCTAGCCTAGTAAAATCACTATCTATGAAATCCTCTATTAGTAGTCAGATGGTTAATCATTTATATATCGCAGCTAACTCTCCATTTACAGGAGCTGAAGTAAAAAAAGGTGAACTATCTAATAAAAATATTATTCCATTAGATGTAGATTTCGAAATCGATGGTATATCCGGTTTACAGTTCGGTACTACATTAGCAATAGATTATTTACCAAAGAGGTATAGAGCTCAAACATATTTATTTGCAAAACAAATACAACACAGCATAACTCCTGGTAACTGGGCAACAACTATTACTGCAGGATTTAGATGGGCTCCCTTAGAGCAGGAGTTAATGAAAATTAAACTCGGACTAATTCCAGGTCTTATACCGGATGTAGGTATAACTCCTGACGACTTATATACCAAGTTAATTGAAGAAGAGAGTGATAAAGGAAAAGGAGAAAAGTTTGAGAAGACCGGAACGGGAAGTACAACTGATGGTAAATATCCCGGTAGTATGTTTGAATCGCTTGAAAGTCAAGGATTAACAATGGGAGGTGACGGACTTGATCCTAATCTAGGAACAGAGGTTGCAACTGATAAAAATAAACAAGAAGCTTTAGAAGATCTTATCGAAAGAATGTCTCGGTTAATGGGTACCATTTATTATACTGGAGGTACTATCGATGAAATTAACGATGCTAACTCAACATTAAACAAAATAATTTATTATTCATTAGCTGATGGAACACCAGATCCTAAATCCGAAAAAGCAGCAGCCGCTAAACCGATAACACAAAAAGTAATAAAAAGTAGATCAACGCAACAATATGATCCAATTAAAATTGGACTCGGAACTAGTAATACCGATATAGATAGTTCAGGTAGGCAAACAAGGGACGCACAAGGGTATCAAGTACCACTAGGTCCAGAAGATATGTTCTAAAGGAGTAATATGTATACACCAAGTTTTATAAAACGAGAAAATCAATATTCCCCTGGAGGTGAATATATGCTGCGAGGGGAAGAGTATGTGGGGTACTATAATGTTACGATTCAGGGCCCATATACAGGTAGAGTATTTGATCCCAAAGAATTTCCTTTATTCCCGTTAAAAACTGTTTTTAATAAAGAATCACAGACATACAGTAATCTAGCTGACGGGCAAGGTTATATAACTGATCTAGAGTTTGATGATCCATTATACAGTATTATTGAACCATCTATCGAAGATATAAAACGAGGGTATTTCTTAAGATATTTCATTCAACAGAGAAACGATAAACGAGCAAGAATTCGTGAACTTGACAAAAAACAGTATGATACAGTTTTTGATGCAACCGCGGGAATTAACCCTAATTTATATAAGTCAGTAATTCTACGATGGAAGATAGCAGGTCCTGAGTTTGATAAAAAAGACGGAGATATAATTGTCAAGCCTGGTGTAAGAGATACTAATCAAAGAACTTTATTAGAAAAAGAGCATTTAATGACCGGTATATTTGCTTTACTACGAAATCGATTAGCTCAATATAGCCCTTATGCAATAGACGGACGAAAATCAAACACCGACTTAAAGTTGTAAATCTGAACTTTTTTTCCTATATTAGACTAAAGAAAGTTCCGAATGATAGTAGAATCTAGAAAGACTATAGCTAAAATTTTTGATTTATCTCAAACACAGACTGAGATTTACGTTATACCTATATTCTCAGATCTGTATAAGCATCCTAGTGAAAATACTCTTTCTTTAGTTTATCTTGCATCGAAAACTAAGGATTATATTATACCTATAAACCATCCCGACTCAGATATACAATTTACAATAGAACAGGTAGAAGGTATACTATCAAAATTTAGTTATATATTTGTATACGATAAAAAAGAGTTTCTACATGCTTTCAAATGGAATAAACCAAAGTCTAGAAAAGTCATAGATCTTAACATGGCTGGATGGTTCGTAAGCAATAAACCGATTGATACATCTGGAATTACTACTACTGCTCATGATTTCATTGAGAGACGGTATTCGAATTTTCCAAGAGTAAACACGGTAATACCTATATATAAACATCTAGAAAAGTGCAGGAGAATTAAGCATCTTACGTATAAACGATATATTACAGGGGATATTCAACAAGCTAATAGTTATAGCAAATATAACGAAGATATGCTTTTTATTTTGTATGGTATTGAACACGCAGGATTATATACTGAAAAAGGTATAGAATATACTCAATATAATCCATATACCTCTACCGGGAGACCATCTAACAGATATGCTGGTATAAATTATGCTGCCCTTAATAAAGAAGACGGATCTCGAGATAGGTTTATAAGTAGATTTGAAAACGGAAAAATAATAGAATTCGACTTTGATGCATATCATATACGTCTCATGGCTGAAGTAGTAGGTTATAAATTTCCTAATACATCAGTTCACGAATATTTAGGAAAGCAGTATTTTAATAAGTCTACGCTTACTGAAGAAGAATATAAAGAATCCAAAGCTCTATCATTCAAAATATTATATGGTGGTATTCCTAAGGAGATGCGTGAGATAGAATTTTTCGGGAAAGTGCATAATTTCACTAGAGATTTATGGAAACAATTTAAGTCGAAAAAGTTCATAACTACATACTTATTACAAAGAAGGTTACATGCGGACAATTTAACGGAGATGAACGCTCCTAAGTTATTTAATTATTATCTGCAAGCACTGGAAACAGAAAGCAACGTTCTAATACTAAAAGAAGTATTCAAAGTATTAAGTAGTTATGAATCAAAGCTTGTATTATATACCTACGATTCATTTACTTTCGACTATAACCCTTCTGACGGTGAAAAGCTATTTACGGATATACAAAAAGCTATGAAATATCCTGTAAAAGGTCAGATAGGAGATACATATAATACTTTGAAACCGTTAGTGTTTGAACACGCTCCTGAATAAT